GTTAGGGGTATGTCATTCAACATCCTATTCTTGGATGAATTTGCTTTTGTTCCTAACCATATTGCTGACTCATTCTTTAGTTCAGTTTATCCTACTATTACCTCAGGTAAGAGCACTAAAGTTATTATAGTCTCTACACCTCATGGTATGAACCACTTCTATAGGTTGTGGCATGATGCAGAGAAAGGAAAGAATGAGTATGTTCCTACAGATGTGCATTGGAGTGAAGTGCCTGGTAGGGATGAGAAGTGGAGAAAATCAACTATTGCAAATACATCAGAACAACAGTTCAAGGTTGAATTTGAATGCGAGTTCTTAGGATCTGTTGATACACTTATATCTCCTAGCAAATTAAGAGCATTGGTTTATGATGAACCACAGACTAGAAGTGCTGGATTAGATGTATATGAAGCATCCAAAAAAAGTGGTGATTATGTAATTACTGTTGATGTAGCAAGAGGAGTGGGTGGAGATTATTCTGCTTTCATTGTTATTGATATTACAGAGTTCCCTCATAGAGTTGTAGCAAAGTATAGGAATAATGAAATCAAACCCATGTTATTTCCCAATCTTATATGGGAAGTAGCAAAGAGTTATAATAATGCTTTTATTTTATGTGAGGTAAATGATGTTGGAGATCAGGTTGCTTCTATTCTTAACTTTGATTTGGAGTATGAAAATTTATTAATGTGTTCTATGCGTGGTAGAGCAGGTCAAATTGTAGGACAAGGATTCTCTGGCAAGAAGACACAATTAGGTGTTAAGATGTCAAAGACAGTAAAGAAGGTAGGTTCTTTAAACTTAAAAACTTTGATAGAGGAAGATAAAGTAACATTTAAAGATTATGAAATATTAAGTGAACTGACAACTTTTATTCAAAAACATAATTCATTTGAGGCAGAAGAAGGATGTAATGATGATCTTGCTATGTGTCTTGTCATATATGCATGGTTAGTAGCACAAGATTATTTTAAAGAACTTACTGATCAGGATGTAAGAAAAAGATTATATGAGGAACAAAAAAATCAAATAGAACAAGATATGTCACCATTTGGTTTTATCATGGATGGTTTAGATGATGATAGTTTTGTTGATTCAGATGGAGATACTTGGAAAATAGATAATGGTAGTTTGGAACTAGATAGATTAGCAGGAACACCTGGTTCTTGGAACACTGATGAATATGGAGATAGATCTTTTATGTGGGATTATAAGTAGTGGAGATTGATAGTCAGATAAAATTAGGACACTTATTACTCTCAGATAGAAAGTGTAGAGTATGTGGTGAAACTAAAAATTTAATAGATGGATTTTATTTAACTCGCAAAGATAGAGGGACATTGGCATCAGCATATTCCTATGAGTGTAAGGTGTGTACTGTAAGAAGAATTATAAAAACTAGAAAAAAACAACAATCATATTCTGATTGGAATTATCCAGATTGGTAGTGTTCATGGATTGTTTCCCCAATGAAAACATCCAAAACAATAAATATTTTCAGATAAACTGAGACGAGGCTAGACGACATGGCGACTCCACAATTATCTCCTGGAGTATTAGTAAGGGAGGTGGATCTGACTGTAGGGAGAGCAGAAAATGTATTAGATAACATTGGCGCCATTGCAGGTCCTTTTGAAATTGGTCCTATTGATGAAGCTACTGACATCACTACAGAGCAACAACTAATTAGCACATTTGGAAAACCAATTTCTACTGATGCTCAGTATGAGTATTGGATGAGTGCATCTTCATTCCTTTCATATGGTGGAGTTCTTAAAGTAGTAAGGACTGATGATGACGATCTAGTAAATGCTAATGGCAATAGATCTCATCAAGTTAATGTTACTGATCTTAAGATCAAGAACTATGATGACTATGTGGCAAACTATGCTGGTGTAGGTCAGACATTTGGTTATGCTGCTAAGACACCTGGTACATGGGCAAACAATCTTAAAGTTTGTTTCATTGATAATGCTGCAGACCAAAGACTAGGTATAGGAACCACTTCTGGCATCAGTGTTGGAATGGGTGTATCTGTTTCACTTACCAATCAAGTAATAGCTGGTGCTGGTGATACTTCAAACTTCACTGGACATCTAAAAGGTATTATTACTGGTCTAGGTGCAACCACCATTGATGTTAAGATAACACAGAGGGTTACTACTGCTGGAGTCTCAACTAATATAACCTATGCTCAAGGTGATCAAGCAAGATCAATATTAGCTGGAAATAATGTTAGTGTTATTAACTCATCTGAAGTTGGAGTTGCAACTGCTAAGATAGAGGGAGGTAATTTTGCCAAAGATTGGTATGATGAACAAACTCTAGGATTAACAAACTCAACAGTATTCTGGAAAGCAATCTCTCCTAGACCTGATACAACTGTATGGGCAAGTGATAGGTCATCCAAGAATGATGGGATGCATGTTGTTGTTGTGGATGATCTTGGGGATGTAACAGGTATACAGGGTAATATTCTTGAGAAAAATTTAAATCTATCTAAGGCTACTGATGCAGTTTCATCTGTAGATGCACCTCAGAAGACATTCTACAAGGATTGGTTGGCACTCTATTCTCAATACATTTATGCAGGTGATGATCCATCAGATGGTTCAGATGGTTTTGTTGCTGCATCAGACTTTAGTTCTGGATATACACCAATAACCACTGCTTCTGGTGGTTGGAATAGAAATGCACAGGGTATTACTTTCAATGTTATTGGAAATAATACTTACACATTGACTGCTGGTGCAGATTATTCTGCTACTGGTGGATTCACAGCAACCCTTGGTAATCTAATTACATCTTACAACTTATTCAAGAATAAGGATGAGATACAAGTAGACTACTTGATAATGGGTCCTGGTCTTGGAAGTAAAGAACAATCACAAGCAAAAGCAAATAGATTAATTTCTATTGCTGGTGCAAGAAAGGATTGTATGACAACCATTTCTCCACACAGAGCAGATGTTGTAAACATAACAAACACAGATACTCAAACTGATAATATAATCAAGTTCTATAGTTCTCTATCATCATCTTCATATGCAGTATTTGATACTGGATATAAGTATACCTTTGATAGATTCAACAATACATTCAGATTCATCCCAACCAATGGTGATGTTGCTGGATTGATGGTAAGAACAAGTGTTAATTCATTCCCATGGTTCTCACCTGCTGGACAGCAAAGAGGAATCTTGAACAATGCAATTAAACTTGCATACACACCTGACAAAGCACAAAGAGATCAACTTTATCCACTAAGAATTAACTCCATAGTTAATCAACCTGGAATTGGCATCATGTTGTTTGGTGATAAGACTGGGTTAGGATTTGCATCTGCATTTGATAGAATCAATGTTAGAAGACTATTCTTAACAATTGAACAATCACTACAGAAAGCAGCAGAAGCACAACTCTTTGAATTAAATGATCAAGTCACAAGAGCAAACTTTGTTAATATTGTTGAACCATTCCTAAGGGATGTGGAAGCAAAGAGAGGATTGAGTGGTTTCCTAGTTATTTGTGATGAAACTAATAACACTCCTGACATCATTGATAATAATGAGTTCAGAGCAGACATCTTCTTGAAGCCTGCAAGATCAATCAACTATGTTACTCTTACATTTGTTGCCACCAGAACTGGTGTTAGCTTTGAAGAAGTAGCAGGTAGAGTTTAAATCATCATATCTAAATAACCAAAGGAGATTCTAAAAAATGGCAACAATCCCACAGAGAACTATTTCTCAATTTAAATCCAAACTGATTGGTGGTGGTACTCGCCCCAATCTGTTTGAGGTGCAAGTTAACTTTCCTGATGGAGTAAACCTAGCCATACAGGGTGATGGTGATGGTCAATTTGATGGAGATAGATTTAGATTTTTATGTAAAGCAGCTCAATTACCTGCATCAAATGTAGGTGTATTAGAAGTTCCTTTTAGAGGACGTGTGATGAAAGTTGCTGGTGATAGAACATTTGATCCATGGACTGTTACAGTAATCAATGATCAAGATTTTGGTCATTACAGAGCATTCCAAGCATGGGCACAGAATATTGCTCAGTATGCTGATTCATCAGGTTTAACTGATCCATCATCATACATGGGTCAAGCAACTGTCTACCAACTTGGTAGAAATGTTTCTAGTCAGCAAGCTGTTGGTAGTCCTGCTACTGATAGTAATATTCTTGCACAGTATAAGTTTGTAGATATTTTCCCATCTGCAATTTCTGCTATTGATTTATCATATGATACAGCTGATTCAATAGAAGAGTTTACAGTTGACTTCCAAGTACAATACTGGTTCCCTGAGGCAGCAGGTTCTGGAGCTTAATAAATAAACATATAAGGTTAACTTTTAATAATGGCAAGGTTATTTGGATTTTCAATAGAGGATACTGAAGAGATATCACCCAGTGTGGTATCTCCAGTTCCTGAAAATAATGCAGATGGATCTGACCACTACTTGACTAGTGGTTTTTTTGGGTCATATGTAGATATTGAGGGCGTTTATAGAACAGAATTTGATTTAATAAAAAGATATAGAGAGATGGCACTCCAACCAGAGTGTGATAGTGCTATTGAAGATATTGTAAGTGAAGCACTAGTATCAGATACTAATGATTCTCCAGTAGAAATTGAGTTATCTAATCTCAATGCAAGTGATGGCATTAAAAAAAGAATTAGAGAAGAATTTAAAGCAGTAAAAGATCTATTAGATTTTGATAAGAAAGCACATGAGATATATCGTAATTGGTATATAGATGGTAGATTATACTATCATAAAGTAATTGATTTAAAGAAACCAGAAGAAGGAATAGTTGAACTAAGATATGTTGACTCAATGAAAATGCGTTATGTGAGACAACAGAAGAAACCAAAGAATGATATTAGAATAGCAAATATCAATAATGACAATCCCATGGAATATGAGTTTCCTGAGATTGAAGAATATTTTATATACAGTCCTAAATCAAGTTATCCTTCACAAATGCCATCAGCTATGACTGGTGGTAATAAAGGAATTAAATTTACTAGAGACTCTGTTGCATATTGCACTAGTGGTTTAGTTGATAGAAATAAAGGATCAACTTTATCATACTTACATAAAGCAATCAAAGCAGTCAATCAACTTAGAATGATTGAAGATAGTCTTGTTATATACAGACTATCAAGAGCACCAGAAAGAAGAATATTTTATATTGATGTAGGTAATCTACCAAAAGTTAAGGCAGAGCAATATCTCAGAGATGTAATGATGAGATATCGTAACAAGTTAGTTTATGATGCTAACACTGGAGAGATCAGAGATGATAAGAAATATATGTCCATGTTGGAGGATTTTTGGTTGCCTAGAAGAGAGGGTGGTAGAGGAACTGAGATCACTACTTTACCTGGTGGACAGAACTTAGGTGAGATCACTGATATTAAATATTTCCAAGAGAAATTATATAAGGCACTTAATGTACCAGTATCTAGAATTGGTGGAGATGGTGGTTTTAATTTAGGAAGATCATCAGAAATACTAAGAGATGAAGTTAAGTTTTCTAAGTTTGTTGGTAGATTGAGAAAGAGATTTTCTAATCTATTCAATGATATTCTTAAGACACAATTACTTCTTAAGAATGTAATCACCCCAGAAGACTGGGATATCATGAGTGAGCATATTCAATATGACTTCCTCTATGATAACCATTTTGCAGAACTCAAAGATTCTGAATTGATGGCAGAAAGACTAACTATGGTAGCATCTGCTGAACCATATGTTGGTAGATACTTCTCACAAGATTATCTAAGACGTAAGATTCTTCGTCAAACTGATGAGGAAATTATTGAACAAGATAAGTTGATGAAGAAGGAGATTGCTGATGGGGTAGTTCCTGATCCAGCAATGATGATGGACCCCAACATGGAAGGAGGTTCTGGTGGTGATCTGGGCAAACCAGTAACAGAACCAGATTTAGAATCTCAAGGAGCTGCAACAGAAGCTCCAGAACTACCTAAAGGTGGAGAAATCTAATAAATAAACTGTAAGGATTTTAAAACAATGGATGAATTAATGGATATGATTACTCAGGATGAAAGTCCTTCAGGTATCAGTGATGCTATAAAAGATATGCTATATGCTAAGTCTGCTGAAAAAATAGGTGCTCATAAAGATAGTGTAGCAAACTCACTCTTTGGTGATAATGAACCAGAGACAGAGGAAGAAGCTGAACTACAACAGGATATACAAGATTACTCTGATAGAATTTCTGGAGATGATCAGAATGGAGAAGCAGAAGTAGAGTCTGAACCAGAGGATGAAGAATAATTATAAATAAATAAAATGATTCTGTATAAAGAGAATGACGCTTAGGACAGTTGGAGCAGGAACTTCAATAACTACTAGTGCAACATCTGCGCAGTCAGCACCAATATCTGGTAAATCTACTGCAATTAGAGTGGTTGCTACTGGACAAAATACACATGTTGCTATTGGAACTGGACCTACTGCAGCTGTAACTGACTTTATAATTTTAAAAGATAGTGCTGCTGTATTAGGATTTACTAATACATCTGCTAGGGTGGTTAGTTATGCTAAAGGATCAACCACCATATTAGATTTTCCAGAAG